AACTCGTCCCTCTGCCGGTAATGCTCAGATATCCAATTTGTCCCAAGTATCAGTGCTTCCACGGATACCAGTTCTTCGCGTTTCACTCCGCAAACCGCCAGCGTCGGCAGCAAGCCCCCAACCACGAACACCACGTCACTCCCTGCGGCAATATCGTCAAGGTTCTTTTCCAGCTTCTGGGTTACCATCTGCCTTGCAGTGCGCCGGGTGTGGTCCCATACGGGATTTTGTTTGAACAGCGCTTGGAGCGCCTCCAAAAAGGCGATGGCTTTGTCCAGTATATCAGCCATAGGTCTGGCCCACATCCGCCTCGGCGTCCAGCGGGATGTTCGGCCCCCATGACGGCCTGCGCCGCATCTCCTCCATCAAGATGCCCTCGGTCACCGCGACGAACTTGTCTGGCGTCACATAGACCAGAGCGTCATGAACCTGCAGGTTCATGTAGATGCCAGCCTTGTCGAGGCGCTTCCTGATCCGAACGGCCGCATCCATGGTGCAGATACGGGACAGGGCTTGGATGATGTTCTCCAGCAGCTTGCCGCCGTAGATCGTCTTCCACATACCCCCATAGGTAAACCGCCACTGATCGTTCCGGTATTGCAAGTCCTTGTAATAGAGGAACAGCCCGTTGGGCAGCCGGATCTTCTCGAACTGGAACCGGATGACTTCGATCCCGTCGACATAGAACGGCTCGTCCAGATCGCGGTCCGTCATGCGGGACAGCATGTTCTCCAAGAACTTCCACATGGCGGGGATCTTCGCATAGACCCGACGGTAGGTATTGACGACCCTCGTGGCTTCCTCGTCGCTCAACTCCAGCAATTCCCCCAACTGGGACCGGGATGCCACGGCGATAGACCCTTGGAACTTCAACCATCCCATGTTGTACCCGAGGCCCAAGACGGCGGTCTTGCCGATGAAGCGCTCCTTCGGGTGCGTTTTCTTACCCACGGGGTAACCGAACACGGTGCTGGCGAACGTGGAGTAGACGTCCTCCTTGTTGGCGAACTGCTCGACCATGTTGCTGGCCCCGCTGAACCAACAGACAAGCCTCGCCTCGATCTGGCTGGCATCGGCCTGAACGACTTTCTCGCCAACTATGGCACGAATGGCCTTCTTGAGTTTGTTCTCCCCACGACTGGGGAGGTTCTGCATGTTCATCTTCCAGTCGCCAGACAGACGGTGGGTGTGCGCCCCGGAAAACTTGAGCGGCATTGGCAGCAGGCGGGCCTGCCCCTTACCCGGCCAAGTAAGGTGCTCGATAGCCATCAGCCTTTGAGTGCGCGTCTCCTCGATTGTCGACTTGATCCCCAGCCGGGCGGCGACCAGTGCCTGCACCATCGGGTTCTCGTGCTCCTCCAGATCAAGGAACTCCTGATCGGTCTTGGCAAACGCTAGTGTTTCCTTGCCGGTCGTCAGCGAAATCTTCGTTGGCGGCTCGACGCCAAGGTTCCGCAGTGCCTCCGCAAACCGGTCGTTGGACATAAGGACGTCGCGGTCTTGGAACCCCGTCTGCGCCAGCAGGACCAGCTTGTCGGTCTGGACCTTTTGCAGATGCTCGGCCAGCAGAGCGCTGTCAAGGACGAACCGGGGCTGCACACACGCCCGCAGCACCGTGTCCATCACCATCAACTCGCTGGCGGGGAAGCCCTGCTTCATCAGCGTGATGAAGATCCCCCAGCTAAGATCCGCGTCCCCGCAGGAATAGTCCGCGTAAGCCTCGTACAACCCAGCCGCCTTGATGGCCGCCACCCGCATCCCCTTGACCTGATGCACTGTGCCACCCTTGACCCCAAGGCCCAGCAGCTTTGCCACGTTGTCAAGGGATAGGCTGCGGGTCTGTGCCTGCAGCCATGCCCGGGACATTCCAAGGGTGTCAATCATCAGCGTCGGCAACCAGTCCATCCGCCACGCGCAAATACCCATGTCGAACGGGGCGTTGTGGCTGATAGCTGCTACCTTCTGGGGTAATCCCCGTAGGTAGCGGCCTAGTTCTCGCTCCTCCAACCAGAACGACTTGTCGTCGCCCTCCTTGACCGCGCACCCGATAATCTCGAAACGCGGGTCAAGGATGTATTCGACCGGGGTCATCTTCCTGAGTGAATACTCGGTGTCGTAATACGTCTCAAAATCAAGGGTGATTTGCTGCATCGCTGGCCGCCTCTTGGGTAATCTCGCCGGTGTCAGTGTCGATATGCGGCGCGGTGTCGTCGCCCACAAATTTGCATTCCTTGATCCGGGCAATGGGGATGCACCAGACCTCTCCGGTCAGGTCGTTCCGCATCACCAGCAACCCGGTATGCGCCGCCTCACGCATCAGATACTGCGCGATCTTGGGTGACGCCGTGATGTGGTATGTGCCCACCTGACCGTCATTGAAGTCGACGGTCACGATGCTGTTGGTCCGGTCCTTGCTCATGGCTTACCCCTAAAGCTAAACACGAGGCTGTTCATCCATTCAGGTGGCAGGGGGTCGCAACCGTTTTCCTCGGGGGCGCAGTAAACCACCTTTGGCCATGTCACCATGATGTAGACCTTTCCCAGCAAGTTAAGCGCCGGGATGGCGGACCCCATGAGTGAAGCGGCGAACACGCCAGCGCCGATGTATAGCGCGAAAGCGTGTGTGAAGGTATAAGCAAGTGCCTGTCTCTGCGTCATCCGACCACCCCCAGCAACTGGCCAAGGTTACCTGACAGGTATTGCCCCTTGGTCAGGTCGAACAACTCGACCCCGGGCTGTCCGATGTTCATGACGGCCGCGAACGCTGCTGCGTTGTTGAACAGGGCCAGTCCCTGTCCATTGGCGTCCGTGATCAGGATCGACCCGTCGGCCAACGTCGTCTTGTTCAAGCGTTTCATCCGATCCTCCGTGCGATGACTTCCCAATCGCCAATGATGCCGGTCCCGTTCTTGGCAGCAGTGAACGTCGCCTTGACCTCGCCGCCTTCCCCCAAGACTTGCTCGGCGGTGCAGGCGACCATCAACAGCCCCTGTGCCAACGGCCCCATGTTGGTGCCATCGGTGGTTACCTTGCCGGGTATACCGGCCATCGTGGTCCCGAAGTCCTCGCTGTAGTAGACGCTATCTGGCGTGAAGTTGGCCAGCCGCGACAGGACCGGGCGCAGTTCCTCCGGGGGCAGCCCCGCTAGGTAGTCCTCAGCCTCATCTCTCGTCATCTCACTCTCCCATAGTACCCGCGCTTTATGCGCTGCTGCACAGTGTCATAGGGCAGCCCGAGGGCAGCCGAAAACTCTTTGATCGTGGCGTATGTCTTACCCTCGTGGGTAATCGCCACCAGCCGGTTCTTCTTGGTGCCGACCATATCCAACCGGCCCCGCTCAAGGGCGCTCTGGATACCCGCCACGGTAACCCCATGCGCCCGCGCCGCAGCCGACATAGAAGGGAACCATGCGCCCCTGATGGTGACCGGGACCGGCTCGAAGTTCTCCATGTCCCACGGCTTTCGCATCAGATCGCCTCCAGCCCCGCGATGGCGTTCTCGCAGTCGCCAATCCACTGATCTTCCTCGCCGTCATAGTTGTTGACCGCAAGGCGCTCTTTGGCTGCATGCAATGTTGCGATGGCTTCCTTGATCGCCACCCCTGCGGGTGTCAGCGGTGGGGGAGGCGGTGGCTCTACGGGGGCAGGCTCCGGTTCCGCATCGCCGCTACCCGGTGGGGTAACCGGCCATTCCTCGGCGCAGCGCTGCAAAGACCAGTCCCACTGGTCTTTCGTCAGGGTGACCGGTGGTCGCAGCAGCTTTGCTTGCTTCCCCGGTGGTATGACCGACTTGACTGGCATCCAGCGACCCATGGGGGTTCTGGACCAGTAGAAGATGGGTTCGTCAGGCATCAGTTCCCTCTCATGTTGTGGAGCGCCGTTAGGACACCCAGATCAAATCCCAAGGTGAATATCGCCACGGCGATAAGGATCACCACCAGCATTGGCGCGTTCCGCTCCAGCCACGGCATCGTTACCTCCTCAGGTTAGATAAACGTGGCGTGGGATCGACCAGCCCAGATCACCGGGCTGTAACGATGGGGCCGCTGCGCGAACGAAGTCATATAGGAGTGCGCTTCGGTCGGCCTGACGCGGACGCTCGTGTTCTCGTTGGCCATCATGGCCAGCAGAACCCGGTCAGAGGCGTTCCTCATGGCCTTGCGGGCTTCCTGTGGTACAGCGGGCAACTCGCCAAACTTGGACGCCTGCATCTTGGCCAACATCCTCTCGTGCTTCGCCTTCAGCTTGGCATCGGTTTCCTGTTCCGTGATGCGGGAAAATACCCCAGTGAGGCACGGCACAAACAGGGCCATGCTGCGGGCGTCCTTGCATTCATAGTTCAGCACCCGGATGGCGTCGACGGTGTCCCCAAAGGCGTCACCCATTTCAGCGCGGCTGCGGATGTAGCCATGGAAGCGTTCGATGATGTGATCCGGTGCATCAGGACGCGGGCCAGCGGCGATATAGGCCGGGAACGGGATGGGCGCAGCGCCGTTGAACACGATCTGCATGTCGGCTTCCATGTCGTCCACCGTGATCTTGGTCATGCATTGGGATGCCAGAGGGAAGCCACCGATCAGGTCGCCAACGTCTTTGATCTGGCGGTAGTGGTTGTGGTCAACAAAGGTGCCGATGAACTCGGTCGACGTCAGAACCGGCGTGATGGCCGATGAGGCAGCAGAAAGGATCTTCTGCAGCTTGCTCGTGATCAGGTTGATCTGCGGGTCAGTCAGAACAGGCATTGGTCAGGCTCCTGTGGTGGGTTACCCCGGCAGGTTATTCTGCCGAGGGGTTACGATAGCTGTCAATGGGGTCATTGTCTGCCATCGCTTTGGCGGTCAGGTGTTCGAGGTAGATGTAGGCAGCGGCAGCGTAAACGATAGCCCCCAACATTTCTTTGCGAGCGGCAGCGTGTTGCCCGCGCACCGCCATGCCGACAGCCTCTCCTGCTTTCTTGCAGACTTGGTAAACCAGCCCGCCCAGCCCTTCGGTCCCACCGATGGCTTTGGGGATCAAGATGATGGGTTGACCAAGGAACGGTCGGCCGCCAGCATGGCGCTCCTTACCCTTGCCACCGGCTGACTGCTCAAAAGCCAGCATCAGGACACGGTGAAGCGGGGCGTAGTCTTCGGGGATGGTTACCTGCGAGGTAACGTCGTCGATCTCAGGCATCACGATCTCCATGTTCAGGTGATGTGATACTGTAATCATTTAGTAATCATATGTCAAGAGGTATTTTTCGGGGGTCACATATCGAGGTTGGACAGGTGACTGGGCACTGGGCCAGCGCCCTCTTTCAAAACCCATTGGCGGTCGGGGTTTGTCACGATCAGTGTTACTAGCACGTCCCATGTTGTCATATCGAACCCCGATGCTTTCAGCATTCTTTTAACTGTCACCAATTCCCCCGTGCTGGCCGCTTTGATAAGACTTTCTCGGTGGTCATGCAGGAGCGGCGTCTGGTGCATTTCCAAGCAAGCGCTTACCAGTGCTATGTTCTCGTCACGCTGAGTGAACGGCCACTTGCCCGTTGTCGGTTGGTCAGCCACGGATCGTTATCTCTCCTTGTTCGTTTACCTCTGTGTTTGGGTAAATCAACGTCCGTATAGCCCGCAACTCCATGATAGGGACATACAGGTAACCCCGGACCTCGGGTGATCCCATAGCGCCGCACTTGGCGTGTTGGATTGCCGTTTCGCGGCTTTGCATTGCGGCCCGCTTTGATCTGGCAAATAGTGCAATGTCATCGGGTATTGGGTATTGGTCAAACAGCGCTTGCAACGCTTCCCCGTGCGCTTTCGCTCGTGTCACCGGGTCAGGCATCGTTACCTCCAGAGGTAAAGATCAGCACCTGCACCGCGTAAAGCTGGTCCATGTCAACCTCGTTGTCCTCCATGTCACCCATGGCAGTTATCTGGTTCTGGCGAAGGGACGACATACACATGTGCAAGATAGGTGCAGCCCCAGCCAGAATACCCTGTTGAAATAGCAGAAGCCTCACCGCGTTCTGGTAAGCGGCCTTCTTGTCGGCATCGGCTCGGGAGATAACGGTCACCATCCTCTGCCTGTGGATCAGGCTATACACCATCGAATATCAAAGCGATCACGGCTTCGACCTCCATCATGTCGATCCCGTCACCGACCATCCAGCGATAGGCCCGGAACTGTTCCGCATCGCGGGCACTTTCACAGCAGTTGCGAACTGTCTTGTTCCAGACCAAACCCTTTGCGCGATACAGCCCAACAACGGCGTCGGCATAGGCCACCCTCTGCCGGTACGTCCCCATAGTCACCTGCGCCAGCAAAAGGGGCCACGGCGGCGGGATTTGGACCGGCAGGGGTTCACGTCCGTGCGGTGTTGGCATCCACAGCTTGTGCGTCGGGATACTGTGCATCTTACCCCCTCAGGTAGTTTTTTCGGGGATCTGGAACGCGGAGTGGACCGGGCAATACAGCCGGATCACGAAGCGGCTGTTCGCTCCACCGTTGATCGGAATGCCTTCACCGTTGCGGTTGGTGGTGGGGTCGCAGGTGCAGCCCAGCTTGGTCGCCAACGGGCTGCCCGGGTTCTCAATGGCGGTTTCCACGATGTGGATGACAGCTTTAGTCATGGTTTAGCCCCTAGCAGGTGGTCACGGATTTCCGTCAGACCATTGAAAAATTGTTCGCGGCCGATGGCATCATTGCCCTCGGCCACCATGAGTGCCTCCAGATACCGGCCAGCGTAGACCGGCGTCGGGAAGCGTTGAAACATCTTGGCATGATGCTCGACAGATGTGAAGTCAGGCTCGTTGTTGGCCACGTTACCTCCTTGGGTATGGTCACCGTTCATGGGGTATCTGCTCGAACAGCAGCATGCACAAGGCATGTACTTCCCGCATCGGCACGGCGCATCTCTTGCAGTGTTGGAGTGCGCGGGCCGGGCTATACGGCGCTGCGTCAAGCGCGTATATCCGTTGCAAGTGGACCTCGGCCACATGCTCCGACCCCCGCCACTCGTGGAACAGCGCAGCCAATGCCTCTTTGAAAGCATGGTTTTTCTCCCACTGGGTAGACATCTGGACCGGATCGTTTGTCATTTCCGAAGCAGTCCGATCACCTGCCTGATGTAGCCTTGCGCGGTGGATAACCCGTTCAGGTAATTCTCCATGGAGATACGACCCATGGGGTTCTTACCTGCCCCAAAGTCTTTGGCCGCCTCAAGGGTTTCACCCACTGTGTGTAGGTTGTCTTTGCATGTGGCGATCTCCACTGCGTCCCATAAAATCAAATCGGTCCCCCTGAGGGGTCCTTTCAACAGGGTACGCACTTCTGATGTCGACAGCCCATCCATCAGCATGGCGATGGCTAGGCGCTTGGCCTCAAGGTCGGCTGGGTCAGCCATATCTGCTCCATAGGATTTTGACGGTGCTGTGGATCAACTCCGCGCTGGGCTTGTTGATAGCCAGCCAGCGGTCGATCTGCGTTTTGCCGGTCGCGCCACTGGGGAAGCCGGGCGTATCCAGCATCAGCCACCCAAGGAAGTGGTCCCGCCGCTTTTGAATGGTTCTCAGACGGCTCCAGCGGACGGCGGGGCGCTGCTTCTCATCGACCAGCGGATTGGCGACGTAGATCCGGGCAAGGATCTCACCCATAGCTGCCCGGATCTCGGCTTCTGTTTCGTCCACAGTTACCTCCACAGGTAAGAACTGGATCATTTGATCTCGATCTTGACCACGTCACCGAAGGGGTACTTGACGCCGCCAGCGATGTCGCCCCAAATCACAGGGTAGCCGGTCGGCGCGGCGGAAGGGAAGCCACCATATCCGTCGGTCAGGTACACCAGAGCGTCGGGCTTGAGGCCCATCTCCTCGATTTTGGCGAACACCGGCTTGAAATCTGTGCCGCCACCACCGTGTGGCTTGAGCGTGTCAATGTCGCCGCCGTCCTCGACCTCGTCAACCTTGTGGACGCGGGCGTCGCACCACATGACATATAGAGTGCGCGGCCGCACGTCCTCCAAGATGCCGCGCATCTCCCCGAAGAACACATCCAGTTCCTTCTGCCCGATGGACCCGGAGGTATCAACAGCCAGAACCACGCCCTCGCATCCGTTGCCCGAACGCTGCGGCGAGTAGATGTCGCGCTGGATCAGTTGCCGGTCGGGCTTGCGCCAGTTGTAGCCGCCGCTGCCCACCTTTCGGGCGAAGAATGCGCGGATGTGATCCTGCCAAGATACAGTCGGCTCAACGATCTCGGTGAATAACCTCGCAAGGTTAGCGGGCAGCTTGCCTTGCAGCTTGGCACTGGCCATGGCGGCGGCGACTGCGGTGTCCCACTCGGTCTGCGAACGGTCCGACTGCGCCTGCCCGGGGTCTTGCCCCTGCCCGGCACCGGGCTGGAGCAACTTGTCAAAACCCTTGCCCTTGAAGTCGTCCTTCTTCTTCCACACCTTCTTGTAGGCGTCCATGAAGGTGTCGTTCAGGGTGGCGATCTTGGGGTCATGCACCCCCACGGTCGGAAACTTGCCGATCTTGTCATGGACCAGCACGTCGTTGATCACAAGGTCCATGGCGATGTTCATCGTATCGTGGTCATAGGGCAGCGACGAACCGTCCACATAGGACACCTTGCCCGCCTTGGACATGGTCCGTCCTATGCTGCAATGGTTGTAGATGCAGTGCAAGATCTCGTGCGCCACAATGAAGACACGCTCGTCAAGGCTGAACGTAAAGAAGGTCGTCGGGTTCAGGATCAGGTTGCTACCATCGGTGGCGGCGATGGGCACTTCCTTGGGGTCATCAACAAACATGGCAACCAAGTCGCCATCAGTGGGGTTCAGCATGCTGAACAGGATATGCGTGAAGGCCGGGCATTTCCACATGAGAGCGCTGCGCGTCTCAATCCACTTGCGCTTGAGTTCAGGTGTCAGTGGGGTTACTTTCAACGGGGTCGGCATGGTTACCTCCAGAGGTTATAATCATTCAAACAGCAGGGAGTAAACTGCCCGCAGTTCATCCATCGGGTAGCCTTCTGTTTCAGCGACGACACGCACATCGACGTGCCCAAGTTTAGCCAGTTCAATCGTCAGGGGGAACCCCCGGATGCGCCGCGTCTTTTCGTCGGGTAGTTTCATCTGGTCTGTTACCTCGATCAGGTAATCCAGCCACACCTGTTTCGGTGGTGTGATTTCAGGGCTGATCTCACCAGTGGCGAAGCCGTCCAACAGAGTGTTGATCGTCTCCTTGACCATGTCTTTCACAATCTGGTCCTTGCTTCTAGTGATCATCTTGATCACGAAGGTTCAGGTTCATCCTCCGTGCCCTCCCAGCCGGTCCCCCGGTCTTTCGCCAGCAACTCGATCTCCGTGGTGTCAAAGAACATGTCGCTGGTGCGGGCCGATACGACCGGCTTACCCCGCGAGGTATTCAGCAGCACAGCGACGTTATAGAGGTCAGCGGCCGTCTGCTTCGTGGTAGCCGTCATTGCCTCCATGACGTCGTCGTCTTCGACATGCATGCGGACGGCGATGGTGAACTCTTGCAGTGGCATTGTTACCTCCTCAGGTAAAGATCATTGCCTCCAGTGCCCGAATGGTGTCACCGGGGACGTCGGGATGGTGTAGATATAGCCGCCCATTATGGGGCCAGCATGTCATATTGCAAGGCCGAAGGCAGTCGGCCGACAACTGGTCCAGCGCCTTCTGGAACGCATCCTGCTGTCGGGCTACAACCCATACGCGGTCGAGTAGAGCGTCACTGGCCGCTACGACCATGGTTACCCCCATAGGTTAGGACCACGCTGATGAGAGCGCGGCCCCATCTCGTCAGCGCAGGCTGGTGATGACCGCCATGATGGCGCTGTTGGCCTTGATCCAAGCCAGCAGTTCGGGCTTCGACACGGCCATCGGGTCGCGGACACAGAGCGACTTGACGAACGTCACCTGCAAGTCGGCAGGCAGGCGCTGCACATACTTGATGATCGGCCCCAACGTCGGGTAGGTGACCATGTGCGACAGCTTATAGGCGACCAGCATCTGCGCGTCGATCTTCGCAGGCAGCTTGGCCTTCATCGGGTCTGCGATGATGTCCTCGGTCTTGGGCAAATCAGCCTCAAGGCGCAGGGTGGCGAACAACTGGGCCGCCGCAGCCTGCCCGATGCCACCGGAAGCGATCTCGATAGCGTCGGTGTCCGTGGGGAGGTCAACGACCGTGGTGCCATCGCTACCTGCGAGGTAAGCCAGCAACTCGCCCGTGGCGACCAGCGAACGCGGAGTGCAGAACGGCCCCTGCTTGTCAGGCAGCGCGTCGGGGAACACGATGTTGGCGTTCTGCATGGCGAAGGCAATGATCGAGTGGTGGACCCCGTTCTTCAAGGCCCACTTCTCCCAGCCTGCCAGATCGTCGGTCACCGGGACCTCGAAGCGCCGGTTGATCAGGTGATCCAGTTCCTTGGTGGAGCCAGAGCGGTCGCCAGCGCGGTTGCCTGCCATCCAGACGACCCAGCCCTTGGGGATGTGGTGCGGCCCGCAGCGCCCTGACAGGGCCATCTCGCCAACGATCTTCTTGACGTCCATGTCCATCTTGTCGGCCTCGTCGACAAAGATGATGCCACCGTCATACTCGGACAGCGCCTTGCCCTCGTCGGTGCGGAACCAGAACGGCGTGGTGTATTTGCTCTCGACCGTGCCGTCGTCCATCTTTACCGGGACGAGGTAACCCACGGCGTCAGCGGGCGTCAGCAACGGTCCGCTGATCACGACAACGCCCATGTTCTTGCCCAAATCGGAAGCGATCTTGGGCACGGCCGCGAGGATGGTGGTGGTCTTGCCACGGCCCGGCGCGGACGTCAGGTAGATGCACTTGCCGGAACGGTAATAGGCCGTCGACAGGCGCAGGAAGTTGGAAAGGTGCATTGCAGTCT